CAACGGCGGTCATCCCCCGTTGACTTTCGGGTTTACTCGATCGGACTTCCAAAGCTCGCCGCCCTGCCTCTTGAACGCCCTTCGGTGGAGTAAAATCAATATGATCATATTTCTTAGGGGCTAAAAGTTCAGCTTTCTTTTCCCCTTCGGATCGTTGGGGATGTCCTTTAGGAAGAAGATCGAGATCAGTTGTATAAGACTTTTTTCTTTCGCCCGTTCCAACTAACTTAAGGAAAGCTTTTACACGAGCTAATGCCCATTGTTCTCTTGATGAGACTTGAGGACGATGAGAAGAGGAGAAGGCCCCCGCTCCCCTTTGATAAACCGCTTTCAAAGTTCCGAGATCAACTTTCTTAGATTCGGCTTTGTATTTGTCGTTGTGTTCATCACGATAGTTTTCAAGAGCTTTTAAGGAGGATTCAGGAATCTTGATTCCTCCTCTTGATCCTTTCGCCGCTCCCTTTGGATTGATCTTTGAGCCTCTCACTCGATCTTTAGGAGGGGCGGGCGTTTGAGCTTGCGTTCTTTTTTTGCGGATCTTCTTTACCATTATCGCCCCTTTCGTCTAATTAGTGTTTCGGCGTATGAAGAGATCCGACTAGTAGTCGAAGCGGCTCTCTCGATTGGAGAACGCTCTGCGACTTCGGGAAGATCACCCGCTCCAAGTCTTTCTCTCAATGCTCTTTCGAGTTCATCATCAGGAGTCAAAAGTCCTGACTGTACAAGACCTGGAAGCATCCCCATCGATTCGGCGAGGTCATCAGTATCAAGGCCAGTGTGAACAAGTCGAGGAAGCTTTGAAGGATCAACGGCTCCATAGTTCCAACGAATCAAACGTCCGACCGTTCCTCCTCCCCTTCGATCAACTCCCGATATTTGACCCGCGACTATATCGCATAGATTAATCGCCGCTCGTCTAAATACTGAGAGATGAACTTCTCCGACTGATCTTGACCCCGTATCGCTTATCCCAAGATTAGCGAATTGAGTTAAGAACGCTTGACTGATTTGATTGTCGCATTCTTTGATGATGTCGAGAGGTCCTTGACTGTAAAGATTTGGTGTCATCCCGTATGAGTCAAACTGGATAACAGGCGATTCGACTAAATAGCTCAACTCAGTTGAGAGGAAAGCTTCCGCCTGATCAACGGCTTCATCGATCATGACGTTTAAGTCTGCGTCTGTGAGTCCTTGCATTTCAGCTTGTGAACGATCAACCTTAACTTTAGGAGTCGGGATAGCCCATCTCTCCAAACCAACACACATAAGATTTGAAACTCTTTGTTTAGTTCTCCACCACCACCAAACGGGGCGAAGCATTCCGATCCCCTCGAAGTTTGACCCCGTTCGATTCAGAGTCAAAAGGAGGAGTTTATTTGCGGGGATTGGTTCAGGGTTGTAAGTGAATCCGACAACGTTTTGAAGAATTCCGTCAAGATGTTGACCGTCTCTAGTTAACCATTGACTATGAGCGGACGGCTCCCGATCTGCGTAATAGTCTAACCAAACTTTGATCTCGCCGTTTTCATCGGGTCCAACCTTGTAGATCTCTTCGGCGTATCGATAGCCAAGAGGGACGAACTCTAATAAATATCCGAGTTGCTCTTCAAATGGGGAGGACATTTGCCCCGCGTATCCATCGAAGCCGAAAGCCTCGTTACAGAAACGAGCGAGTTCATCGGCGACGGCGTCCCCTTCGACTCCAGGTTCAAAACGCCATGAAGCACTCAATAAAGTCTGTCGGAGCATATGCCAAGATCGACGAACGACGGGGTCGGTTTGAAGCATATTCTCGGCTTCTTGAATCCAATTTAAACCCGTGAGCTTTGGATTCTGTTCTTTACCCGTGATCTTTCCGCCGCTGATCTGAGTTCCTGTAATCCCCCGCGTACGAAAGCGAGGAAAGAAGGCTTTCATATGATCGGGCGTTCTTTCGTCTTGTTCATTGCTCATATACACTCCTCCGATCATTTTGAAAAAACCGAATGGATTAGTCAATCTTTTTCTAATGATTTCAAAAAACAAAAGGAAATCATTCTTTATTTTATAACATAAATTATATTGACTCTTTAATCAAGAGGGCTTATTCTATCGCCGAATTGATCAATACTTTCTTTTTATATTATATTGACCGCCTTTGATGGCGTGACGTTTATATGGGAAGCGGATATTTTGAGACGTCTTGAACATGATCAATTCAAAAAGAATCCTGAACGATATTTCAAAAACATCTTACTTAATATGATGAATTGAGAGGGTTAGAGCGTTCAGGATTTTTTTTACCCGAAAAGATTTAATTGTTCGTCTTTGATCTTCTCTTCATTTGAATCATAAGTAAGATCGATATTCGACCAATACTCGATTCTCGCTTTGGCTATCTCGAAGTATTCTTCCTCTCGCTCAATCCCGATAAAATTGAATCCTTCTTTAACGGCTGCGATTCCAGTTGATCCACTTCCCATAAATGGCTCAAGTATTGTCCCGTTGGGAGGAGTGATCAATCTGCATAAATATCTCATAAGATCGATCGGCTTGACGGTTGGATGAATGTTGATTCTATCTTGATTACCATTCAACCCCTCTTCTCTTTCTTCCCTTGAAGCTTTCGCACAATAGAAGAATCTTTTCCATTCTGTGTTTTCTGTTTCTTCGTTTAGTATAACGTTTGATGGGAATCGACCGCCTTCTTTTGTAATGCCGATTGAATTGAAATTACTGTAATTATTTGCTCCAACCATAGCATTACCAAAACCCCCCTTTAACCTTCCAAGAATTTCATTTGTTTCAATCCTACACCCATCAATATTAATTCCTCCAACCCCATGATCTAAAACATTTTGAGCGATCGATCCTTGAACGGGCTTTCTAACTAAAAGGGCGGGTTCGTAAGCAGGTTTAAGAGCTGTCCCCCAACCTTCCCATTGTGATTCGCCTTTTGTTATATTCCATGATCCTTCATAGTCTCCATATGTTGTTTTACCTTTTTCTTTTTTTGTTGCTCCGAAGTTTTTATCTTTCCCTATAACTTTCCTTTCATTCCCTTGTATCTTATCAATAGCTTTTCCAATATTTAAACTTTTTGGAAACCCTTCTCCGTAAATCCATTGAATGACATCTCTCATCTCAAAGCCTGCCAAACGTAAACTCAACCCCATTAAGTCCTGAGTTCTCGATCCTGCAAAAATCAAAGCGTGTCCACCTGGCTTTAATACTCGATAAACTTCATCCCATAGAGAAGGAGGAGGGACGAATGAATCCCATGATTTCCCCATGAATCCTTTTGATTTTGGCATATATGAACGGTCATCAGTACACCATTTAATCATACATTCGTTAAACTGTTTTGTTGAGATTTGAGATAAGCCGTAAGGAGGATCCGTCACGACTGAATCGATTGATTCGCTCGGAAGATCTTTCAAGACCTCCATGCTGTCGCCGTTTATTAGTTTCAAAAGTCAACCTTTCTTCCTATCTTGCGACCTCTCTTTTGAGTTCGCTGTCGTGTTGTATATTTGGGTATTGATAGATCACTCCAATAATGAGCGATGCAATCATATCGAAGGGCGTCAAGAGGATCTTCTCGTCCGTCCTTTTTCGGCTCGTCTTTTGTCGGACTCCATCCGTATGAAAGAATCGCTTTTCTAAAAGAGTTGCCTATTGCTCTCTCGCCTTGCGTCCAAACTTCGCGAGTGCATAAATACTTTTTACGAGAGAACGCCCGTTTGAGTTTTTGAATCCCGTTGAGAACATTCGTCAAAACGGGGTCAGTTGTAAATCGAAGAGGAACGCCGATTCCTCCTTGATTTGGATGTTTCTTAATTTCTCGGAAAGCTGTACGCCCCGTTTGATCGTTTCTCGCCGCTCCCGATTTATCTGCGACGCCTGAATCTAACCATATTCGAGGACCTGGCGATTCATTCATCAAAGATCGAGGCCAAGCAATTTGAAGGATCTTTTTAGATAGCTCTTGAATCGTGATCTCTTGGGGATTGATTTCATGGACAATGATCGTTGCCTCTCGCTCTTCATCATAGACCATTATTAAAACGCTCGGTTTTCTGAATCCCCAATCTATAGCAATTCGCCCCGTCATCTTTGGATCATATTTGAAATCGTCGATAACATGGGAGGAAGTCCACTCACTATAAATCAATCCTGATGGCGGACGAGGTTCATTCATGACCATCGCTAGACGTTCTTCTTCAGGAAGAAGTTCAGTCGCTTCAAACCATGCGTCACTCAAGTTGTCTTGATTAACGTAAGAAGTAAATAAAAGAGGAGTGTA